TACAACGATGTATCTGAATTTTAAAGCTAGTCACACCGTTGCCCGTGTGGAAAAGAGGCAAATATAAATTTTACCAGTTTTGTGAAAGTATAAACTGTTTATCTTGTGATTTATTCTAACTTAGAGATGTCAAGAACGGATCTAAGGACAGTATAGCTAGCTGAATAAATCACAGGATATAAAACTTTTCTCATAAAATAAATTTATTAGTTGAATTGGTAGGAGCTGCTTAATAGCTTGCTCGCTAATAAGTAGCTTTTACCAATTGAGATAATAAAAGAGAGTGAGCAAGCTCTCCAATAACATAGGAGGAACAAATGAGAGATATAAGAGAAAAAAATTGGTTTTGGCTTGAAAATGATTTGGTTGATAGAGAAGATATTTCAGCTATGGAAAAGCTAATATATATGCTTTTAGCAAGATATGCCGATAAAGAAGGTAAATGTTTTCCTAGTCAAGATAAATTATGTAAAATTACAGGAATAAAAGATTATAGAACTATTGTTAAATACCTAAAGCAACTTGAAGAAAAAGGTTTAATAGAAATTAAAAAAAATAATGGAAAAGTTAATGTTTATTATTTAAAAAATGTAAGTACACCACCTACAAAAAATGTAGGTACAAAAAATGCTACTGCAAATTTTGTAGAAGAACCACCTACAAAAAATGTAGGTACACCACCTACAAATTTTGAAGGTATAACAATACATAATAAAAAAGACACAATTAACAATACACAATATATAAAAGAAATTGAAGAAGTTGTAATTCATTTGAATGAGAAAGCAGGAACAAAATATAAATATAATTCTAAGAATACAACTAAACATATCCAAGCAAGAATAAGAGAAGGCTATACACTAGAAGATTTTAAAACTGTTATAGATAAAAAATGCAGTGAATGGCTAAATACAGATATGGAGAAGTATTTGTGTCCTGAAACTTTGTTTGGCTCTAAATTTGAAAAGTATCTAAATCAGAAAATAATTCATAAAAATATAGGTATTTCTACATCTACTCAGGAAACTAAAAAAATAAAGTGGGGTGAGTAATATGTCAGTAACTGCTATAAAAGAAATAATAAAAATGCTTGAAAATCCTAGCTTAATAAAAATGAAAGAAGAAAAAAATGAAGTCTTAGAAAATGGAGATATAGTTTTAAAAAGATGCGAGAAGTGTGGAGAAATACAAGAGTATAAACATGAAGGTTATACAATGTCTCGTGACTGTGCTTGTATGAGAAGCTATAGAGTACAAGCAAGACTAAAAAGATTTCAGGATCTAAGTATAACAGATAGAAACTCTAAAAGTGATATTTTCTCTAATTCTAAAAAAATAACAAATGTTGAAGAAAAAGAGATTTATAAAGAGCTTTTTAATTATGCAAATAATTTTACTATATCTAGCAAGGGATATATATTTTCTGGAGGAGTAGGAACTGGAAAAACATTCTTAGCTAACTGTGTATGTAATAAGTTGTGTGAAAAAGGCTTTTCAGTATTGAGTTTTTCGCTCGGTGCATATTTTAACAAAATTAGATTTAGTACAGATGAAGAGGAGAAACTAATACAAGCTGTTAAAGATGTGGATCTATTATTTATTGATGACCTAGGTAGTGAGTACATCAATAGAGAGAATGGAAAAATGTGGGGAGAAGAAAAGTTATTTAGACTTTTTGATGAAAGATACAGAGTAGGAAAGCCAATTTTAATCACAACAAATTTAGATGCTGGAGAAATAAAAGAGCATCTAAAAGTTAAAGGAGTAGATAAAATCTACGATAGATTAAAAAGTGAATGTAAGTATAGGGAATTTAATTGGGAGAGTAAAAGGGAGGTATTAGAATAATGAAAGGTAGATGGAGAGCTAAACTGCATGGAATATATTTCTTTATCTCTTGTGGAGAAGTAGAAAAAACTTGTGATATGAGAAGTGATAGAGATTATAAGAACTATGAAATTGGTAACTATTTTGAGAGAAAAGAAGATGCTCAAAAGGTTATTGATAGTGAAGAATGGAAAATTTTTTGGAAGAAAGTAAGATCAAGAGAAATTGTAGGAGATAAATGATGAAAAAATATGTTAAAAAGCCTGTTGAAGTAGAAGCAATACAATTAACAAAAGACAATATAATTGAAGTAATAAAATTTTTGAGTGTATCCAGGTATTATTGTCCTTGGGCCGAAGATGAAGAAACAGCAATAAAAAGAGTTTTAGAAGATGGATATGTTTTTTTTGAAACTTATGACAAATATGGAGAAGCTACTGAAGAAGTGTATTTTGGAAAGTATGTAGTAAAAGATGAATATTCTGAATATAGAGTTTTTGATGAAGATGAATTTAAAGAATTATATGAGGAAGTGAGATAATGGAATTTAAAAAGCCTGAGACATTTGGAGAAATCTTAATGCTACAACAATATTTAGATAACAATTTACATAATTGTAGAACTAGAAACTTAGAAGATATAACAATGAGTTTTATTGCTGAGTGTGTGGAATTTAATGAAGAAACTAAGTTTAGCCACAAGACTTGGAAAACTAAAGAATATGATAAAGCTAAAGAATTAGAAGAATTAACAGATATATTTTTCTTCTTTGCTCAAATGATTAATTACTGTGACACCAATTTAGCTGAGTTTACCAAAATAGCATATCTGATAGACTTAGATTTTAATGAGTGGAAACAAAAGTATATAGTTGAAGGACATATTCCAGTTCTATATTTAATTGAAGCAGTTTCAAAAAATCATTTGTTAACAGTTTCTGATTCATTAATTGAAATATGTCAAAAGTTAGGATATACAAAAGATGATATTCTTGAAAGCTACTGGAATAAATGGCAAAAGAATATTAAAAGAATTGGAAAGGAATGGAATTAATGAAAGAGTTGAATTATAAAGAAGCTAGGGAATTAATCTTACAAGGAAAAAAGATTGCAAGAAACTTTAATTTAAAAATGTATGTTTACATTGAAGACGGGCAACTTGTGAGAGAAGAAAAAACAAATAATAAAAGATTGATAAAATCTATTTATGCTAATGGAATAGAATTTTTCGATGAATTATTTAAAGGCAACGAAGAAAATAGCAGTTATAAATTTGTAGAGGTAGATTAAAATGATTAAATATTTATTAGAACTTAGAGTTAAAGAAGAAAATAAAATTAGAATTATAAATAATTATATTTTTAGAAAAAAAGCAATGTCAGATAAAGAAATCGAAGAAAAACAAATAGAATTCTGTAAAAGTATGAGAGAAAATTATGAGAAAGCAGGAAAGACTTTAGAGATTTTAGAGTATTCCATGACTGAGGTGAGTTAAACCATTATGAGTAAAAATAAAAAAAGAGAAATAAAATTATTAAGAAAACAAAATAAATACTATAAAAGCTATATAACTAAACTTGGAAATGAATACTATGAACTAAATAAAAAATGCTTTATCAAAGATAAGGAATTGACAATAGCTAAAGTAGATTTAGTTTTGAATAGATTTTATTTAACATTAATAGTTGTAATAGCAATAGTTGAATTAGGAATAATATTATTTTAAAAGGGTGAATTATTAAATGAAAAGTATATTTAAAATACCATTAGAAATAGACAGTAAGAAATGGAGTTTAAATAAAATATATGCTGGAGTTCATTGGTCAGTAAGGGCTAAGGATAAGGAATATATAAGACAACTTATTAGAAGTGTTACAGGAATAAGAAAACCTTTTGAGAAACCAGTACTAATTAAAATGGCTTTTAATAGTGGGTTGGATGTTTCTAATCATGGATATTTATTCAAACTAATAGAAGATGGGTTAGTAAAGTGTGGAGTTATTCAAAATGACAGTTATAAATATGTTCAATGTAATATAATGACATTACAGAAAGCTTTTAAAGGTGTAATAGTAGAAGTTGAGGAGATAAGTGATAAATGATAACAGAGGATATAAAAAAAGCAATACAAACTGAAGTAAAAAAACAATTAGGAGTTTTAAAAGATAATGATGGTCAAGGTAAAAATACACTAACACCATATGAGAAAACTATTGAGCTCCTAAAAAACAGAAATCACTTTAAAAATAGAATTGAGTATTTAAAAAATAATTTAGATAACATCGAAATTAAGAAAAAATATTCAATTGGAGAAATAAGAGCAACAAACAACAATAATCTTAGTGAAATAGAAAAAATAGAAATCATAAAAGAAGAAAGACTGAAAGAGATAGAACTTTTAAAAGAATTGATTAATTTTACAGACTATGGATTAACTTCCATAGAAAAGGAAAAATATAAAGATATAATTCCTATGATGTATTTTGATAAAATAAAAATAGAGGATATAGCAGAAAAATTTGATGTAGATGAAAGAACTATCAAAAGAAATAGAAATTCATTGGTAAATACAATAGCAAATAACCTTTTTGAAAGTGAATTCCTGCAAAAAATAAAAAATATTTTTTTATAAAAATGTCCCTAAAATGTCCTTTTTTATTTTTGCAATATGTTATATAATGTTAATATACGAAAGTTTAAAACAAACAAGTTACGACTTCTTGTAAAAAAGTCAAAATAATATGGTGCATCGGACTAATACTCTGACTAGACTGCTAATGTCTTTTATTTGTGAAAACCAAATATGCACTGCCATATGATATCAATACTCTCGTGATTCTTAAATGAATAGGATACGTCCTCTACGAGAGTTTTTTTATTTATAATTCTTTCCTCTAAAAAATAAATTATAAAATTTTAATAAAAACGCCTTTTTTATTTTGTAAAAAAAATGTATAATATATAATATAATTTTATTTCTAGGAGGGAGATTTTTGGAAAATAATAGTTTTATTGAAAATTTTGTAGGGGCACTTGTAGACTATGATATTATACCTGTAGAAAAAAAATGTGAAATCGAAGCTGTTTTAGAAACAGCTTTTGAAACAACAAAAGAAGTTGTAGTTAGCAACACCCCAGTATTACCTGAAATTATAAAAATTGTTAGTAATTTTAGAGATAAAAACTTGTTAAAAAAAATTTACTCTTTTTTACAAGGGATAAATTCTGTGACTAAAGAAGAAATTAAAACTTTTTTTGAAAAAGATACTAATAATTTCTCTGAAAAACTGTTAATAACAATAGATAGAATAGATTTTGAGGAAAAAATTAATTATCTTAGTAGATTATTTGAATTTCTTATATCAAATAAGATTGATGAAATATTATTTTTTAAATGCACTAAAGCATTAGAAAATTTATATCACAAAGATATAATCAAGTTTAAAGAAAAATATATCAAAGACAAAGAATATTCATCTAATGATTTTACTTTTGAATGCTATAAAGGAGTTGGATTATTTGAGCATAAAAAAAGTTTAGAAAATGGAAAGGAATTTATCTCATTAGGAACTTATATTGTCAGTGATGTAGGGAATGTTTTTTTAGAAATAATTAACTAAGAAAATTTAAAAATAATATAGATATTTAGAGAACTCAAAAGGTTCTCTTTTTTTATTATAAAACTTGGAGGTGAAGTAGCATTGAAATTAAATGCAAGGCAAAAGTCTTTTTGTGAATATTATGTAGCTAGTGGAAATGCTACTGAAGCTGCCATAAAAGCTGGATATAAAGAAAAGTATGCAGGAGTAAATGCTGATAAATTACTAAAAAATACTAATATTCAAAAATATATTGAAGAACTACAAGAAAAAGCAAAAGGCAACAGGATTATGACAGCTATAGAAAGAAGGGAATTTTTAACAAGTATGATAAAAAATGGAGCTGTTAAAGATACCGATAGATTAAAAGCATTAGATATATTAAATAAAATGGATGGAGAGTATACTCAAAAGGTTGAGGTAAATGGAAATATAAACTCTAATCCATTTTCTAATCTTACAACAGATGAATTAAAAGAAATAATAAAAGATTAAAGGAGGTGTTGTGGGGGTGTATGATAAAGAATTAATAAAATTAGAAGCTAAAAAAGAATTAGCTAGAAGAGATTTCTGGTATTATTGTAAATTACTAGGAAAAAAAGACTTTTACAATGATAAAAAAGAATATTTAAAAGATTTATGTAATCAGTTACAAAGTTTTATTGATTCTAATAAAAAAATATTAGTTATTAATATGCCCCCTCGACTCTGATTCGGTAAATCTTACACAGCAACCTTATTTGTTCAATGGTTGTTAGGAAGAAATAATAAGTTAAAAATTATGACTGGATCATATAATGAAACTCTTTCTTCTACATTTGCTAAGCAAGTAAGAGATATGATAGCAACAGAACAGACTCAAGGGGTAACAGTTTATAGAGATATATTTCCTGATACTAAAATAAAGTATGGAGAAGCATCAATGAACAAGTGGGCTTTGGAAGGAAGTCAAGTTGCAAATTATTTGGCTACATCTCCAACAGGAACTGCAACAGGATTTGGAGCAGATTTAATAGTTATAGATGACTTAATAAAAAACTCTGAGGAAGCATATAACTCTAATGTCCTTGAAAAGCATATTGATTGGTTTACTAATACTATGTTATCAAGAACAGAAAAAGGTTTTAAATTAATAATTATAATGACCAGGTGGGCAAGTAATGACCTAGCTGGTTTTATTTTATCTAATTATGATGATGTGGTTCATATAAATTATAAAGCTATCAATGATGATGGAACTCCACTTGATGAAGGAACATTATCATTAGAGGACTTTGAGTTTAAAACTAAGAATATGGCAAAAGAAATTGTATATGCCAACTATCAACAAGAGCCAATAGATATAAAAGGTAGATTATATAGCAGTATAAAAACATATAATCAGTTGCCTATGGATTCAAATAACAATTTATTATTTACTGCATATAAAAACTATACAGATACAGCTGATACTGGAGAAGATTATTTATGTTCTATTTGCTATGGAGTATATAACAAGGAAGCATATATTTTAGATGTTTTATATACAAAAGAGCCGATGGAGATAACAGAACCAGCAACAGCCAAAATATTAATGGATAATAATATAAAAGAAGCTGATATAGAATCAAATAATGGTGGTAGAGGTTTTGCAAGAGCAGTAGATAAACATTTATTAGAAAAATATAATAGTAATCGTTGTAAGGTTAGATGGTTTCATCAAACACAAAACAAAAGAGCTAGAATATTATCTAATGCAACTTGGGTTATGGAACATATTTATTTCCCAGTTAATTGGGCTGATAGGTGGCCTGAATTTTATAAAGCTATAACTACTTATCAGAAGGAAGGAAAAAACAAACACGATGATGGACCTGATGCTTTAACTGGTGTTGCTGAAAAATGTAATAAAATATCAGGATTATCTTTTGAATAGGAGTTAATAATGTGGGAATGGATAAAAAAACTATTTAAAAAGCCAAAGGTGGAAAATATGGAAATTAGAAAACTTGAATATTTAATAAGTCAATGGCTTTCTTCAAAAACTAGAGTGGACCAGGTAAATGGAGAAAGATATTATAAGGGTAGCCATGATATATTAAGTAAAAAAAGAAAAGCAATAGTAGAAGGTGGTAGATTAGAAGATATAAATAACTTAGTCAATTCTAAACTTGTTGATAACCAATATTCAAAAATGGTTGACCAAAAAGTTAATTATATTTTATCTAAGAAACCAACTTTTATTTGTAAAAATGAAAATGTTTTAAAATTATTTGGTAATAAGTTTCTAAGAACTTTAAGAAATTTAGGAGAAGATAGCTTAAATGGTGGTATAGGTTGGATATATCCATATTTTAACCAAAAAGGCGAATTACAATTTAAAAAATTTGAACCTTCTGAAATATTACCAATATGGACAGACAATAACAAAGATGAGTTAGAGTTGGTTATAAGATTATATGAAGTTTTAGAATTTCAACATAATAGTTTAGTTCCAGTTAAAAAAGTAGAAGTTTACTCAGGAAATGGGGTAGACTTTTTTATTTGGAATGGAAGTTTGAAATCTCTAGGACATTCAGATTATATAGCTATAGGAGAAGAAACATACAACTGGGGAAAAGTTCCATTAATACCTTTTAGAAGTAATAACTTAGAGCAACCTTTGATATGCAGAGTTAAATGCTTACAAGATGCCTTAAATGAGATAATCTCTAAATTTCAAGATAATATGATGGAAGATGCAGGAAGTACAATTTTAATCTTAACTAACTATGATGGAGAGAATTTAGGAGAGTTTAGAAGAAACTTAGCAACATATAGAGCAGTAAAAGTTACAAATACTGATGGTGGCAAAGGTGGACTTGAAGCACTTCAAATAGAAGTTAACTCTGAAAACTATGCTTTAATAATCAAATTACTTAAAAAAGCAATAATAGAAAATGCAAGAGGCTTTGATGCTAAAGATGAAAGACTTGGAAATAATCCCAATGAGATGAATATTCAATCTATGTATTCTGATATAGATTTAGATGCTAATCAAATGGAAGTAGAATTTCAGGCATCTTTTGAAGAGTTAATGTGGTTTATAAATAAAGCTTTAAATGTTAATGAAACTCTTGATGTAATATTTAATAGAGATGTTTTAGTTAATGAATCTGAAACAATTAATAATTGTAAGTCTAGTGTTGGTATCATATCTCAAAAAACTATAATAACTCAACATCCTTGGGTTAACGATGTTGATGAAGAAATAAAACAACTTGAAGAAGAAAATAAAGAATTAGATCCTTATCCAGGAGATTTTGGAACTAAAAAAGTTCCTGATTTAGATGAGTAATTACTGGACTAAAAGATTTGAAGAAGAAGAAAAACAAAGAAATATATCAAATAAAGCTTATGCTAAAGAAATAGAGAAACAATATAAAATAGCAGAGAATAAAATAAAAAGTGATATTGAAAAATGGTATATCAGAATAGCTGATAATAATCAAATATCATTAGCAGATGCTAAGAAATTACTAACTAAAGATGAATTAAAAGAATTCAAATGGTCCTTAGCAGAATATACTCAAAAAGCTAAAAGTGGAGCTTGGAAAAAAGAACTTGAAAATGCTTCTGCAAGAGTTCATATTAAAAAGTTAGAAGCTTTACAACTTCAAGTTCAAAACAGCATTGAAACTTTAAGAAATAAAGAAAATGAAATGTTAGAAGATTATTTAATAAAGAATTATGAAGATACTTACTATCATTCATTGTATGAGATTTCAAAAGGATTGAATCTTAAAACAAGCTTTACTACTTTAGACAAAAATAAGATTAATCAAGTCATAGGAAAGCCTTGGTTAAAAGATGGGAAAACTTTTTCAGATAGGATTTGGCAAGACAAGGAACAGTTAATAAATACACTGAGAACTAAAATTACTCAATCTTTTATAACTGGTAGTACATTAGATGAAGCTGTTGAAGATATATCTAAATTTGTTTCTGATAAGATAAAAAATAAAGAGTATGTTGCTAGAAGATTACTAGAAACAGAATCTGCTGCTTATGCTTCAAAAGCACAAATAGAAGCTTTTAAAAGTATAGATGTTGAGAAATATGAAATAGTAGCAACATTAGACCTTCATACTTCTGAAATCTGTCAAGAAATGGATGGAAAGGTTTTTAATATATCTGATCAGGAAATAGGAGTAACAGTGCCTCCTTTTCATTCTCATTGTAGAACAGTTATAGCTCCATACTTTGATGATAAACCTACAAGAGCATCAAGAGATGAAAATGGAGAGTATAAAGAAGTTAAGTACATGAATTACAAGGAATGGAAAGACCAATATATTAAAAAAGATGAGTTAGGTTTAACTTTAAATCAAAAATCTGCTATAATGAAATATATTGGATCAGATTCTTATAAGATAAATGAAGCACTTAGAAATGGAACAAATTTAACTCAAGACCAAAAAGAATGGGTTAAAGTATTAGATGAAGCACTTGAAAAAATACCTGTATATGAAGGACAAGTTACTAGAAGTTTAAGTTTTCAATTACAAGGTAAAGAAGCTTTAGAAGAATTTTTAAAGCTTTATAATATTGGTAATGAGATTGAATATCCTGCTTACACCTCAGCAACAATAGCTGAAACATATAATCCTAGTGGAGAGGTTCAGCTAACTATAATGTCTAAAACTGCTAGAAATATAACTACTTTAAATAAAAGAGAACAAGAGGTTTTATTTGAAAGAGGTAAAAAATTTAAAGTTGTGGATAGATATGATACAAGTAAAATTCATTATATTTTAATGGAGGAAGTATAATTATGAGTAGTAAAAGTTTTGAGGAATTAAAAAAAGAATTTGAAGAAAAACAGAAAAAAGAAGCTTTATTTACTGATTCAAGATGGAATGATACTACACTTCCAATTGTAGTAGGACATTCTAAATTAACTTATGAAGAAAGATTGAGAGCAGTAAAGATACATATGTCAATTCTTTTTAAACAAGGTATTTTTACTCAAGAAGAATATGAAAAAGAATTAGAAAAAAGAATAAAAGAAGTAAAAAAAGAATATAATATTAAAGATTAAAATTTGTATTATCCCTTGACAAACTTTAATAATTATAGTACAAATAGTATTATAACTATTAGGAGGGGATTTTATGAAAAGATTTTTATTGTTTTTAATGCTTTTACTTTCATTCAATATTATGGCTGAATTAAATGATGTTCCAGTTGAAAAAGGAGAGTACAAAGGCTATAGGAAATTAGTTGGACATGAATATCAAGATAGATTTGATGTTTACTTTAAAGTTACTGGTGGTGGACAACAAATAGCAACAGTTCCTACATTTAAAGGAATAAATTTAAAAGAAAAAGTTACTCTTGAAATGCCTGATGGAGAAAAAAGAAGTGCTACTAAAAAAGAATGGTTTAAACTCTTTAGAACTTTAAAATTTGATTCAAGTTGGAGTAGATATTTTAGAGAAAAATATGATAATTTTTATAGTGAGTGGTTAAGTACAGTACCTACTTCTGATGTTGAAAGAATGGTTATAAATTATATAGCAACTCAATATAAAGGAGAAGTAGAAACTTCAACAAATTCAGATAATAATGAAGTACCTTCAACTTATGTAGATCCTGTTAGTGCTGAACTAGCTGAACGTGAAGCTTTAAAAAGATACCAAACACCTATTGAAGATCCACCACAAGAGAAAAAAGAAGAAAAAGGATTTTTTCAAAATGCCTTTGAAACTATATTCGGATTATAAATAAAACAAAAAATTTAAGAGAGAGTAAAACCTCTCTTTTATTTTAAAAAATTTCTCTTGACTTTTGACGACAGATATAATATAATACTTTTGTCGTCAGAAAGGAGAGTGAAATATGGATGACAAAAAGAAAATGGGTAGACCTACAAATGACCCAAAAGATGTAAAATTAACAGTAAGAGTCAATAAAGCAACTAATGAGATATTAGAAAAATATTGTAAAGAAAATAATATTTCTAAGGTTGAAGGAGTTAGAGAGGCTATAAATAGGTTGCCTATAAAAGAAAAATAAAAGAGTGATATTCAGTCCCTGAGAAAGATTTGAAATATCACTCACCACCAAAGTATTGGTATGTAAATATTATACACTGCATACCTCTATTTTGGCAACTAAAAAATTAAAATGGAGGTATTTTTTTATGGAAAAGCAAAACAAGAATTTTTTATTAACATTTATTGAATTAGCAACAGAAAAAGGAATTTTAAATGATGATATCACAGAACATAAGAAAAAACTATTTAATCTTATGAATGAAGTTGAAGAAAATTATGTTGGAGATAAGAGAATATTTGTGCAACTTGAAAGAGTTATTATAGATGTAATAGAACTAACACAACATAAGTACTTTGATTATGGAAAAATAGGAAACACTATTGATGAAGAATATCAACTTAGTAATTATGATCCATTTAAAAGATTAATGGAGGTAGAAAATGAACAATAAACAATTACAAATTATAGAAGAAAGAGAAGTATTAGGAAAACAATTAAGAATATATGGAGATTTTGAAAACCCTTTATTTTTAGCAAAAGATGTTGCTAAGTGGATTGACTATTCTAAAAATAGTAATGGAGCATATAATATTTCAAATATGTTAAAAACTGTTGATGATGATGAAAAGCTGGTATTAAAAATTTTAATATCAGGTCAAAATAGAGAAATGTTGTTCGTTACAGAAGAAGGTTTATATGAAGTTTTAATGCAAAGTACAAAGCCAATAGCAAAGATATTTAAGAAAAAAGTTAAAGAAATATTAAAAGATGTTAGAAAATATGGAATGTATGCCACAGATGAATTATTAGATAATCCAGATTTAATAATAAAAATGGCAACTAAATTAAAAGAAGAAAAAGCTAAAAATAAAGAGCTTGAAGATAAGATGAAAGAAAATAAGCCAAAAGTATTATTTGCTGAAGCAGTATCAATAGCAAAAAATACCATATTAGTTAGAGAGATGGCAAAGTTAATAAAGCAAAATGGAATTGATATGGGAGAAAAAAGATTATTCATTTGGTTAAGAGAAAATGGATATCTAATAAAGAAAATAGGAACAGACTATAATATGCCAACTCAAAGGTCTATGGACTTAGGATTATTTGAGATAAAAGAAAGTCCAGTACTTCATTCAAGTGGAGAAATTGAAATAAGTAAGACACCAAAGATTACTGGTAAGGGACAACAATATTTCTTAAATATATTTTTAAAAGATATAGCATAATAATAGAAAGCACTTAGTTAATTCTAGGTGCTTTTTTTATTGTAAAGGAGAGTGATTATCTTCAAATAATTTTAATAATTATAAAAGATAATTCGTGTTTTTAGTATTACACACGTAAAAGAATAAGAGCTAAATTGTTGACATACAACATTAAAAATGAAAGGAGCAAATAAATGAATAAAGATGAATTAATTAAGTTAGGACTAACTGAAGAACAAGCAACAATGGTAACAGAAAAATATGTAAATATGGTTCCACAAGGAAGATTTAATGAAATTGTGGAAGAAAAAAATTCTTTAAAATCACAGCTTGCAGAAAGAGATAAGCAATTAAAAGAGTTAGAAAAATCTGTTGGAGATAATAAAGAATTAAAAGCTCAAATTGAAAAACTTCAAAATGATAATAAGAGTGCTGCTGAAAAATATGCAAAAGACTTATTTGATTTACAATTAAACAATGCAGTTGATGTTGCAATTACAGGAGCAAAAGGAAAGAACTCAAAAGCAATAAAAGCTTTATTAGACTTAGAAAAAGCAGATTTAAAAGATGGTAAAGTTATAGGATTAGAAGAACAGTTATCTAATTTGAAAAAGTCAGATCCATATTTATTTGAGATTGAAAAACAACCAGCTAATCCAAATGGATTTAAACCTGGTGATGGAAATAATAAAACTCCTGGTGGAGATGGACCAAAAACTTATTCAGAAATGGTAGCTATGTTAGAAGCTAATCCTAACTTAGACATTAATAATTTATAAAAAAAAGGAGAAGATAAAAAATGGCAAAATATTTTGATGCAAAAACATTTAATGCTGAGGCATTTGGAAAGTATTCTAGCAGAATACCAAACACTAAAAAGAATGAATTATTAAAATGTGGGGCAATTAGAGGCAATGATAAAATACATGATGCCTTTGCAAACCAAACAGGAACTCATTATGCAGTATTACCTATGCTTGGAAAAATAGGAGGAGCACCTCAAAACTATAATGGTTCAACAGATTTAACAACAAACTCTACAAAAACTTTTAATAGAGGAGTCATTACAATTGGTAGAATGAATGCTTGGACAGAAAAAGACTTTTCATTTGATATAACAGGTGGGGTTAACTTCATGGATAATGTTGCAGCTCAAATAGTAGAGTATTGGGCTGAAGTTTATCAAAATACTTTAATAAAAATATTAAAAGGTGTATTCTCAATGACTGGTGGAGAAGAAGCTAAGTTCGTTGAAGCACATACATTTGATATAACTCAAAAAGCAGGAGCAGATGGAGAAGTAGGAGCAACAACTTTAAATAGTGCATCACAAAAAGCTTGTGGAGATAATAAAAATATTATCAAAATGGCAATTATGCACTCAACAGTTGCTACAAACTTAGAAAATCTACAAATCATAAAATACTTTACTCAAACAGATGCTAATGGAATGCAAAGAGAGGTAGGATTAGCAACTTGGAATGGTAGAGTTGTATTTATAGATGATTCTATGCCAGCAGAAAAGTTTACTGGAGAAAAATATGCAAAAGTACCAGCGTCACACCCTGAAGCATTAAAAATTACTACTGCTGGAACAGGAGAAAAAGAAGTTTCAGTTGCAACAGTAAATGGTGCAAAATTTGATACTAAATGGACTGTTAAAGAAGGGGAATACGCTGCATTAGTTCCAACAGGAACAAAATATTCTACTTACTTGCTAGGAGTAGGAGCATTTGATTATGAAGATTTAGGAACATTAAATCCTTATGAAATGGCAAGAAATCCATATAAAAACGGTGGAGAAGATACTTTAATATCAAGAAGAAGATTATGCTATGCTCCATTTGGAATTTCTTATAAAACATCTACTACAATATCACCTGATGATACAGAATTAGAAAAAGGTACTAACTGGGAATTAGTAAAATCAGAAGATGGAGAAGTAATAGATCACAAATCTATCCCAATAGTTAGAATAATTTCAAGAGGATAATTATGGAAAATATAAAAGAAATGGTAATTGAAAAGCTAAAATTATTCAAAATAGATGAAGCTACAAGTATAGAATATTTCTTAAATAAAGCCTTATCTAGTATTAATAATTTTACTAATCAAAATTATACATTTGATAGCATTCCAGATGGACTAAAATATATATTAGTAGATAAAGCAGTAGGAGAAATAATTAATTTTAAAAAGCTCAATGGAGAGCTTAAAGATTATGATTTCTCCTCTGTTTTAAAATCTATTAAAGAAGGGGATACAACTGAAACTTATTCTGATACAGTAAAAACACCTGAAGAACTTTTTGAGATTATGCTAAATGATTTATTAATTGGTAAAGATAATGAGTTATATAGATATAGGAGATTACAATGGTAAGAAATTTACAAAAGTTATGGAGAGATACTTGCAGTATTTATAATTTTGAAAAAGTAAAGGATCCCAAAACTAAAACAACTGAGTTTAAAGAAATTTTAGTTCAAGAGAATATTCCTTGTAGAATTTCATTTCAAAATATATTTTCTACAAGTGAAACTCCTTCAATAGCTATAACAAATCAAGTTATAAAATTATTTCTTTCAAATAAAGTGGAAATAAAAGAGAATTCAAAAATAGTTGTAACTAGAAATGGGATATCTAAAACTTATAAAGCTTCAGGTATTCCTGCTATATACTCAGTACACCAAGAAGTTATTTTAGTAACTGATAATAAAGGAGCTTAATATGGGACAAGCTATAAAAATTAATATGGCTGGATTAGAAGTAATGAAAAAGAATTTAGAAAATATACAAAAAAATCAAGCTGAAATAATGGCAAGTCTTGTTAAATCTTTAGGGGCTTTATTATTAAGAAAAGTAATTTTTAGAACACCAGTTGGAGATTATAGTTATTTAGCTCAAACATCTAAAATAGTTAATGGAAAGAAAGTTCCAAATACTAAAAAAAATGGTGGAAATTTAAGAAGAAACTGGACAATAGGTCAAGTTTTTAAAAATGGTAATTTGTATTCAGTTGAAGTTATAAATACTACCCATTATGCTTCTTATGTTGAGTATGGGCACAGGCAAACACCAGGCAGATTTGTTCCTGTACTCGGAAAGAAATTAAAAAGAGCTTGGGTTCCTGGTAGATTTATGTTAACTATTTCAGAGAATGAAATAAAAGAAAATATGGATGCTATATTAGAAAAGAAATTAGATAGTATATTGAAGAAGGTGTTTGGTAATGCTAAGTAGAATAGTAAGTGCTATATCTAATACTCTTGAGAAAACATTTCCAGAAGTAGAAATATATGTAAATAAGATTAAGCAAGGTTTTGAAGAACCTTGCTTTTTTATTCAACTATTAAATCCTAATGAAAAACAAGTATTAGGGAATAGGTATAAACAAAAAATAGATTTAGATATTCAATATTTTCCTAAAAATGAAGATGATAATTGGGAATTAATGGAAATGGCTCAAAAATTAAATAATATTTTGGAATTAATCAAAACAGAAGAAGGAGATTTATTAAGAGGCTTAGACAGAAATTCACAGTTTATAGATGGGAATCTTCATTACTTTATAACTTTCAAACCATTTGTAAGAAAAGTAGGAGAAGAAGAACCATTTATGGAAGAATTAAAAACAGATGTAAAACCAGATAGGAGGGACTAATGGCAACTAAAACAAAAAAAGATGATGAAATTCTATATTCAAAAGAACAAATTATCGCGAGTAAAAAATATTCCAATAGAAAAGATATATTGAATGTTTTATTAAAAGATGATGAAGAATATACTTTTTCAAGAATAGATGAAATTATAGAAAATTTTATGAATAAGGAGGTTCAATAATGAATGGTGGAGGAACTTTTTTAACTCAAAATAAAGTTTTACCAGGAGCATATATTAACTTTGTTTCTGCTTCAAGAGCAACAGTAAATATATCTGATAGAGGTTTTGCTGCTATTGCTACTGAACTTGATTGGGGAGTAGATGGTGACATTTTTAAAGTTGAAAATAGTGATTTTCAAAAAGATACTATGAAACTTTTTGGATATGATTATACAGATGAAAAAATGAAACCTTTGAGAGATTTATTTATGAAAGCTAAAACTGTTTATCTTTATAGATTAAATGGTAATGGTGTAAAAGCAAGTAATGATTATGCGACTGCTAAATATAGTGGAACAAGAGGGAATGACATAACTATTATAGTTAAGACTAATATAGATGAGTCTAATAAAAAAGATGTCATCACTATGTTAGGAACAAAGAAAGTAGATGCTCAGACTGTTGCTAATGCTTCTGAATTAATTGATAATGATTATGTTGTATTCAAAAAATCAGCTCAACTTACAGATACTGCTGGAACTAAACTAGCAAATGGTACTAACTTGACTACTGTAACTGGTGCTGAGCATCAAAAGTTTTTAGATTTAGCTGAATCTTATTCTTTCAATACTATTGGATGTACTTCTAAAGATGAAGTTATAAAGAAATTATATGTTCAATGGACTAAGAGAATGAGAGATGAAGTTGGGGTAAAACTTCAATGTGTTGTATATAGATATCCTGCTGATTATGAAGGAGTAATAAATCTACAAAATAAAGTTAAAGATGAAGGTGCTCCAGAACAATCATTAGTTTATTGGTTAACAGGTGCTGAGGCAAGTTGTGAAGTCAATGCAACTTTAACAAATACAAAATATGATGGAGATTTTATAGTTGATACTAAGTTTACTCAATCTGAATTAATAAATGGAATAAAAGCAGGACAATTATTATTTCATAACAATGTTGGAGAACCATATGTGTTGACTGATATAAATAGTTATACATCAATAACTATTTATAAAAATGATGATTTCCAATCAAATCAAACTATAAGAATTTTAGATCAAATAGGAAATGATATCGCTTTAATGTTTAACAGAAAACATTCTGGAAAGAGCAGAAATAATAATCCTGGAAGAGAAGGATTATGGAAAGACATAGTTGCACATCATCAAGAACTTGAAAGAATAGAAGCACTTGAAGATTTTGATCCTAAAAAAGTTAAAGTTGAGAAAGGTTTAACTAAAAAATCAGTAGTTGTTACGGATCCAGTTAATCCTGTAAATTGTATGGAAATTCTTTATATGACAGTTATTGTTCAATAGGAGGTAGATAGAGAATGGCAGATATGATAACAATGAATGCTAAAGATGCTGTATCAGGTAGCTTAGGCGAATGCTATGTTACATTAGAAGGAAAAAGATATAATTTAATGACAGCAATTAAATTTGAAGCAAGTTACGAAAAAACAAAAACTGAAGTACCTATTTTAGGTAAAGTAAGTAAAGGAAATAAATCTGTTGGTGGTAAAGGTAGTGGAACTATGACAGTTCACTATAATGCTCCAATTTTTAGAGAATTATTGGAAAAGTATCAAAATACTGGAGAGGATGTTTTCTTTGAAATAGAAGTTTCTAATGAAGATCCCACTTCAAAAGCTGGTAGACAAACTATCCTTTACCAAGGTTGCAATACTGATGGTGGAATCTTATCTAAATTTGATGCTGGAGCAGAGTATTTAGATGAAGAAATAAAGTTTACTTTTGAGAAATTTATAGTTAAGAATCCATTTAATATTTTAGAAGGCATGATATAAGGAGTGATGAAAAATGACAAATATGGAAGTATTCTTAAAACAAAATGCAGTACAAAAAGAAAATAAAAAAGTAGCAGTTTCTGAAAGATTTAAAGATGAAGATGGAAAAGTTGTTGAATGGGAAATAAGACCTTTAACAGCACAGGAAGATCAAATATTAAGAGAAGCTAATACTGAAATTAAAGAATTAAAAGGAAAAAAAGGACAATTATTCCCTCAGCTAGATTCTAACAAGTATTCTTCTATGCTAATTGCCGCTTGTGTTGTCTTTCCAGATTTACAAAATCAAGAATTACAAGACAGCTATGGAGTAAAAAACAAGCCTGACTTATTGACAGCTATGTTACTTCCAGGAGAGTTTCAAGACTTATTTTCAGAAGTTCAAAAAATCAATGGATTTAAAACACTTGAAGATTTAACTGAAGAAGCAAAAAACTAATAAATGGGGGCGATAGTGAGGCTAATATCCTTTACTATTGCCTCCACAAGTTTCATATATTACCTAGTAAGTTTTTAGAACTTCCAAAGGAAGAACAAGCATTTATAATGGCAAGTATTCAGATAAGAATTCAAGCTGAAAAAGAAGCTAGTAAGAAATAATGGAGGTGGATTAATGTCAACGATACAAGGTTCTATAATGCTTATGGATGCAATGTCCACTCCTTTAAATAATATCGTTGGTGCTATAAATACAACTATTGTAGCTTTACAAAATGTTAATAATACAGATGTTAGTATTGATACTAGTAGATTAGCTAATGCTCAAACTATGATAGTACAAGCTGGAGCACAATTAAATGAAATAGAAAAAAATATACAGAAAAGAATACAAGATAATGTTGTTGAGCAAAATAAATTTAATACTGCTTTAAGTAAAGGAGTAGATAAAGCTAATTCTTTATATGGGAAAATAAAAAGTTTTATAGGACTCTATGCAGGTATACAAACTGTAAGAATGGGATTAGATGTTTCAGATAATATTTCTCAAACAACAGCAAGATTAAATATGATAAATGATGGAAAACAAACAACAGATCAACTACAACAAGCTATATTTCAATCTGCTAAAAATTCAAGAGCAGGTTTCTTAGATACAGCAAATGTAGTTTCTAAGTTAGGTTTATTAGCTCCACAAGCATTTAATAGCAATATGGAGACTGTAAAATTTTCTGAATTAATGGCTAAATCTTTTAAAGTTGGAGGAGCTTCAACATCTGAACAAACATCAGGAATGTATCAATTAACTCAAGCTATGGCTTCTGGAAAATTACAAGGAGATGAATTTAAAAGCATTACAGAAAATGCTCCTTTATTAGCTCAAGCTATTAGTAAATATACTGGAAAGTCTATGGGAGAATTGAAAGATATGAGTAAAGAGGGATTAATTACATCAGATGTAATAAAGAATGCAGTATTTGCAATGTCAGATGAAATTAATACTAAATTTAATTCAATTCCACAAACTTTTGGAGATGTAGTTAATAAAATTAAAAATAATGCTGTTAATTCTTTTATGGGTATTAGTAGTACTATGAGTGGTATTTTTAATAGTGAAAGGTTTCAAGGTTTTATAGATGGAGTTTCATCTTTCATAAATAAGACATTTATAATGATAAATTGGCTTATAAAAGGAATATCTGCTGTTGGAACAGTTCTCTATGAGATATGGGGACCTATTCAACCTATATTAGTTACTGTTTTAGGATTACTAACAACATATAAGTTAATTATGGGATTTATAGCAGTAAAAACAGCTATTGCAACAGGAATTACTACTATTTATAACTTAGCACTTCTTGCAAAACAGACAATGTTAGGAGCAGTTAGTGTAGCACTAGCAAAAGCGACTGCTGCACAAACAGGGCTTAATATTGCAATTTTAACATGCCCAATAACTTGGATTATAGCTGGAATTGCTTTAGTTGTTGCAGCTATATATGGTGTTGTGGCAGTATTTAACAAAATTACAGGTAAAGCATATTCTGCAACAGGTCTTATTGTTGGAGTGTTCTATTGGATGGGAGGAATGATTTATAATATAATTGCTGCTGCTTGGAATAAATTAGCACAAACTTTTGTGTCTATTTATAACTTAGGAGTTAGTATAGCTGAATTTTTTGCCAATGTTTTTAAACATCCTATACGTGCTGTAGCTCATCTATTTGCAAATTTTATAAACTTTTTAATAGATAAAGTTAAGTTTTTAGGTTCAATAATAGATACTATATGTGGAACTAATGTTGTTGGAAAATTAGAAACTGTTCAAACAGCAATTGGTGACTGGGTAAATGAAAAAGTTGGTGGTAATGAGATAACTTTAAAAAGAATGGATGCAACTCAAGTTATGATGGATAGAGTAGGCTTAAAAGATATGTACAATAAAGGTTATGAAAAAGGTGCTAATTTTAGTTTATTTGGTAAAAATGCTGAAACTGGAATAGATACTAATACAGAATTTGGTAATTCTACTAATCCTGAAGTAGCGAAGTCTAATGATTTATTAAAAAATATAGATAAAAACACTAAGAAAGCTGGAGATATGTTAGATTTATCACATGATGAAATTAGTTATTTGAGAGATTTAGCAGAAAGAGAAGCTATTAATAGATTTACAACAGCAGAAGTGAAAGTTGATGTTGGTGGAATAACTCAACATGTTGCTAGTGCTCTTGACTTAGATGATATTGTAGACTATATGACAAATAAAATGGAAGAAGGTATTGCGATAGCAGCGGAGGGAAGTTATGAATAATTTTATGATAGATAAAGGATATATTTTTTATTTAGATGGAATATTGGTTCCTATTACTCCTTCTTCCATTACAACTAAAATTAATAATAAGAATAAAGTTGTGACACTTATTAATGATGGAGATTTTAACATTCTAAAAGAAGAAGGTTTAAAAGAATTTACATTTGATATGTGTTTACCTGCGTATAAGTACCCTTTTGCAAGAGGGGTACTTTTACCTATCAATTATTATCTGAATATGCTAAGTTTCTTAAAAAATTCAAAGAAACCTTTTAGATTTATAGTTATTAGAGAGGGAGCAGTTGGAAGCTCAGGATACAATACAACTATGTTAGTATCTCTTGAAAATTATGAAATAAAAGAAGAAGCTGGGAATGGTAGAGATGTTGTTGTATCTGTGACTTTAAAAGAATATAAGAATGTAAACAGTACTCTTTTTAAATATGTAAATATTGGAGCTCAAGCTATTGGTGCAGCTTTATCTGTAGCTACTTTCATATCTACAAAAACTAGAGATAGTTCATCAAAAAAATCTCAAAGAACCTATAAAGTTAAAGAAGGAGATACACTTTATATCATTGCAAAAAAAGAATTAGGTGATGCAAATAAATGTAATTTTTTAAAAGAATTGAATAAATTAAATTCTATACATGATATAAGAGTTGGGCAGGTGATAAGACTTGAATAGAGATTTAGATTTGACAATAAAAACTCAAAAAGGTCCAGTTGCACCTGCTGTTCTTGATGGTGCTTGTTGGGATACTGAAAGAAAAGGAACTCCTGGGAAATTTACTTTTAAATGTATTTTTGATGAATTAAATCAATTTGAAGAAGGAGATTTAGTAACAGTAAAATATAAAAATGAAGAAGTTTTTTATGGTTTTGTATTTACTATTTCTAGAGATAGAGACAAGATTTTATCTGTAACTGCTTATGATCAACTTAGATATTTAAAAAATAAAGACATTTATCATTATGAGAATAAAAAAGCATCTGAAGTTTTAAAAATGATATGTGATGATTTTAGGTTAAATTATGGAGAAATAGAAGATACAAAATATGTTATTCGTGAAAGATTGGAAGATAATGTTGCTTTATTTGATGTTGTTTTAACTGCTTTAAATTTAACATTACAAAATGCAAAAAGATTATATGTTATTTATGATGATTTTGGAAAAATAACTTTGAGAGATGTTGAAAGTTTAAAATTGAATGAAGGTATATTTATAGATGAAACTATATCAGAAAACTTTTCTTACAGCTCCACTATAGATAAGACATATAATAAAATTAAATTAACTAGAGAAAATAAAGAAAAGGGATTAAGAGAAATATTTTTATCTCCTAATACAGAAGCTGAAATAAAAAATCATACTTATGGGAAATGGGGTATCTTACAATACTATGATAGAGTAGATGAAAAAGAAAATCCACAAGTAAAAGCTGATTCACTACTAAAGCTTTATAATAGAAAATTTAAAAGTTTATCTATTAAGAATGTCTTTGGTAATGTAAAAGTTAGAGCTGGAGTAAGTATAGTTGTAAAATTAGACTTAGGAGACATTAAGGTTAGTAATTATATGCTTGTTGAAAGTGTAAAGCATACTTTTAATAAAGATGAGCATTTTATGGATTTAAAATTGAGAGGAGCTGATATTGAGTGATAGAAGCAGTAAAGAAAATAGTTTCTAATATGTTAGAAAATTCAAAACTTTCTAAACTAGAATTTGGTACAGTTGAAAGTGTTGAGCCTCTTAAAATAAGAATTGACCAGAAGAAAGTTATAAATGATAGTCAGTTAATGCTTTCTCATTTAGTAAGAGATTATTATGTAGATATTACAGTTCAACATAGCACTGATAGCATCTATGGTTCTTGGGATACATCTCATGATCACCCTGGAGCAGGTAAAAATGTTATTCCAATAGACCATGAACATGAGTATAAAGGTCGTAAAAAAATTATGATGCACTATTCTTTGAAAAAAGGAGAAAAAGTTGTATTAATAAGACAAGCTGGAGGACAGCTCTATTATATTTTAGATAGAATAGATGATCCTATTGTTGAAGGAGAGTGGATATAATGCTACCAGTTAGAAATGATAGAGTTGAAATAAAATCAGAAGTGGAAGCTATTCCAACTAAGACTTATAAAATGGCCATATTTGGAAATAAAATCACAGGTAAAACAGATGGACAAGAAGCTATGAAACAAGCTATTTATAAAATCTTAAATACTGAGAGATATCAATATCCAATTTATAGTTGGAACTATGGGATTGAATTAAAGGACTTGTTTGGAAAATCTAAAAGTTATTGTAAAGTTGAATTAGTATCAAGAGTATCAGAGGCTTTATTGCAAGATGAAAGAATTATTGCTGTAGAGTCTTTTTTATTTGATGATACAAAAAAAAGAGAAAGTTTAGCAATGACTTTTACAGCAAAAACAATTTATGGTGATGTTGAAATAGCTAAGGAGGTGAAAGTAGCATAATGTTTGAGGATAAGACTTATGAAAATTTATTGAATGATAAATTAAGTAGAGTCCCAAAAGATATTGATACTCGTGAAGGGTCAGTAGTATTTGATGCTACAGCAGGAAACTCTTTAGAAGAAGCTCAAATGTATCTGACAATAGCAGAATATTATCAGCAAACTTTTGGAGATACAGCAAGTAGAGAGTTTTTAATAAGGAGAGCAGCAGAAAGAGGAATAAAACCAAAAGCTGCAAGTGTTGGAGTATATAAAGGTATCTTTAATATGGATATTCCTATTGGAAGTAGATTTTCTTTAGATATCTACAATTATATCGTTATAAAAAAATTACCTACTGGAACATTTGAATATATGTTAGAGTGTGAAACTTATGGAGAAGAACCTAATGGTTCAGTAGGAGATTTAGTCCCAATAGATTATATTCCTGGATTAACATCAGCAAAAATAACAGAAATGCTTATTCCTGGTGAAGATGAAGAAGAAACTGAAAGTATAAGGCAAAGATACTTAGATAGCTTTAATCTACAAGCTTATGGTGGAAATATAAAAGACTATGAAGAAAAAACAATGGCACAAGCTGGGGTAGGAGTAGTTAAAGTAACAGCTGTTTGGAGAGGTGGAGGAACAGTAAGAGTTACTATTTTAGATAGTGAATTCAATGTAGCTTCTACATCTTTAATTTCTAAAATTCAAGAAGTGTTGGATCCAACAAAAGACCAAACTGGTAAAGGATTAGCTCCAATAGGGCATATAGTTACAGTTGATACTCCTGCACAAGAAAAAATTTATATTGCTACGAAATTAACTTTAAAAGATTTATCTGTTGCTAATATAAAAGCTGATATTGATAAAGCTTTAAAAGCATATCTTTTAGAGTTAAGAAAACAATTCAAAGAATCAGAAAAGATAATTGTCAGAACATCAATAATAGAATCAAGAATTTTAGCATTAAATCCTAATATTATAGATATTCAGGAAACTAAGGTAAATGGATATGCTCAAAACTTTACACTAGACTCTTTTAAAGTTCCAGTGTGGGGAGATGGAAATTATGTCCAACTTTAAAGATGTTAATTTATATGAGAATTTACCTGATTTTATGCAGCAATATAAAGAAATACAAGCTATTTTTAATATTGAAAATGTAGATTTAACAAAACTTTGGAATGAAATTAGAAGAAGTTTTAATAATGGTTTTATATTTTCTACAGATGTTTTAGGAATATCTAAATTTGAAAAAATGATGAACATTTATCCTAAGGCAACTGATAATTTAAAAGATAGACAATTGAGAGTTTATATAAAATGGAATGCTACTCTTCCATATACTTGGAGATGGTTAGAAGAATTTTTAATTACTTATTATCAAAATGTTAAGACAAAAGCTATTCCAATCTTATTTAATGATAAATATGAATTAGATATTAGATTAGAAAAACAAGAGGAATTTAATGATTTTGATTACAGTATATACAAAGAATTAAGACCTATGATTCCAGCTAACTTAGAATTAAGAGTAGTTAATGTAATTCCAAGAAAATCTGAGAAAATTAATGTAATGAGTATAGTAATTTATAAAGCTAAAAAAGTTTTAAAAGAAAATAATAGACTAACTAATCTAGTTGGAGAAAAAGTATTTAATAATACTTTAGTTTATAGATTAAAAAAGGAGGTTTAAATGGCTTTTAGAGGACTTACAAAAAAAGGTGCTGACTATTTAGCAACTAGGCTTGCAAATGAATTAGCTGTAGAATTTTTAAAAGTAGAAATAGGAGATGGTGCTGTCGTAAGTGGACAAAATCCAAAGAATCAAACATCTCTTATTTCATACAAAAAAGATGTAAGAATATTAAAAAAAGAACAAGAAAATAATGCTATTAATCTAACAATTCAGATAACTAATGATGATATAACACAAGGTTTTTATCTGAAAGAGATAGGGATTTATGTAAATGACAGTAGTTCTAATGGCTGTTTGTATTGGTACTGCAATGAAGATAATGCTCAATATATTCCTGCTAAAACTGATAGTGTGATAGCTTTTGAAATAGATATTAGAATGGAAGTAACAAACTCTGATGCAACTATAATAAATTGGAGTGGAAAAAATACTTGGATTAATAAAGAATATCTTGAAGAAAATTATACTCAAAATGGGGAATACAAAGGAACAGCACAGGAGATTGAAGATAGAGTTGTTGCTGCTGTTGGAAAAGAGGATGGAAAATTCCCATTGAATGAAGCAATACAAGGAAATGTTTATTATTTTCCAGCAAACAAGAAGTTTTATATCTGTAAAGAAACTCAAAACAGAAAGATTAGTGTCCCTGATGTAAAATTCGAGGAACTTTCAATTTGGGAAAATCGTAAGAGATTGGAAA